TTTCCACATACCCCGTGACCCTAAAGGCGAGCGGGACAAAACTGTGCGACATTAAAGACTTCCCCGATCTAGGCGGTGCGCCGGAAATGCTGGAAACAACGACGCTTTCCGACGCGGCCAAGACGTACATTGCGGGGATTCAAGACCAACAGGCACTGGAGTTTACTGCCAACTACTCCGCGACGGACTATGCGGCTGTAAACGCGCTCACGACCACAACGCCGTTTACGATTGAGTTTGGAGCGTCAGGCGCAAGCGGAACTTTTGCGTTCAGCGGAACGGCGTCCGCGTATATCGTTGGCGCTGGCGTGAATGAAGTTGTGGACATGAAGATCGTGATCGTGCCGTCTACCGCGATTACAAAGACTTCGTAAGGGGGGAACAAAAGAATGGCTATTTCTACTTACCCGATTACATTGAAATACGATTCCAGCGCAAGCGCAACCCCAAGCTGGGATGATGTTTGCGACATTAAGGACTTCCCCGACCTTGGCGGCGCACCCGAAATGTTAGAAACAACTACTTTGTCGGATGCGGCGAAAACCTACATTGCGGGCATTAAAGATCAGCAGGCGTTGGAGTTCACGGCCAACTACGACGAGGACGATATGGACACTATCGCCGGGCTGACTGGCACGAAGAAGTTTCAGCTTTGGTTTGGAGCGAATGGCGCATCTGGCAAGTTTGCGTTTTCCGGCACGATTAGCACCTATGTTGTCGGCGCTGGCGTGAATGAAGTTGTTGACATGAAGATTGTAATTGTGCCGTCTACGCCGATTACGGTTGTGGTTTAAGGAGGAAATAAATGGCACGTACTACGCTCGATTTTGAATACAACGGCAAGGATTATTCGCTTGGATATACGATTGATGTTGTGAAGCGGCTTGACAGATCGGGTGCGCTTGCACAGATTGCAAACGGTGAGCGGCCTCTTACCATGACGGAGGATTTGTTTGTCGCGGCGTTTGAGGCGAACCACGCTAGCGTAGCGAACAATATCAGGCGCAAAATCTTTGAGGACTTCACGGAAACGAGCGAAGATGGCTCATTGTTGGAATGCTTGCTTGAAATGCTGAATGAGGTTCGTGAGGCGATGTCCCCAAAGGGAAACGTCAAGTGGAGGATGAATCGGGATTAGGTTCACCCTCCGAAAACGAAAAGCTGCTGACATTTGCGGAAGCTGCGGATGAACAATGCCCGTTCTATATGTCGATAGGCGTTCCGCGCCACGAATATTGGCATGGTGACTATACGCAGCTTGCCGACTACCGCAAGGCGCACGAACTTCGGCGCGAACGTGCCAATCACGATGCGTGGTTGCAGGGCGCATATATCTATGACGCGCTGTGCGCTGTTTCGCCAGTATTAAATGCCTTTGCGAAGCGTGGGACAAAGCCAATGCCCTATCACGATAAACCATATAGCGTTGCGTCTGAAAATTTGAACAATAAAGTATCTGAAAGCACATCGAACAAGACGGAGAAGGAACTTCAAGAGATACAGGCCACAAACGCGTCGGCAAAGTTTTCCTCTTTCGCGGCGCAGTGGAATAAGCAGTTTGATAGCAAGGGTGGTGACGTGAATGGCGGTAACGATTGACGAGTTGCAAATTGAGATACAGGCTAAGAGTACCAATGCGGCGAGCGGCATAGATAAGTTGTCCGATTCGCTTAATGGGCTTAAAGGCATTGTTCACGATGGTTTGGGATTGAGCAAAGCGGTTAATGAAATCAAGTCGCTTGACGCCGCCATCAACAAACTTGACACTAAAAAGCTGGAAGCTCTTGGTAAAATCAAGGGTGGTTTTGCCCTATCAAAACTTAGAGAATCTTTGTCCGCGAATATTGAACCTGTCCAAACAACCATTGCGGTTGATAACCAAGAAATCGGGAAAACGGCAGAAATGTTATCAACCATTACAAGCGAAGCTGGCAGAGTGAAACCGGAGCTTGAAAAAGTATCTTCATCGGTGAGAGAGGTTGGTATTGCCTCAAAGAGCAGCACTGGCTCAGTTGGGAAATTCGTTGCAGCTTTAAAGCGAATTGCTCTATATCGGTTTATCAGATTTATTCTGAAAAGCATTACCTCCGCCGCAAGAGAAGGAATACAAAACCTTGCCCGGTACAGTCAAGTGATTGGCGGTATAGACGCTTCACGCGCAAACGAAACCATGTCAAAATTCGCGTCAATGTCTTTACAGGTCAAAAACAGTGTTGGCGCGGCGCTAACGCCTACGCTTAAAGCTCTGATGCCTGTTATTCAAACTTTGGCCAATTGGTTTATAATCGCTGCAAATGCTGTAAATCAGTTTTTTGCGGCTATATCTGGTGCGACCACCTTTACGATGGCGACCGCTGTTGTGGTGGATTATGCTGACAGCTTGGGCGGCGCGACGGAAGCGGCCAAAGAATTGAAAAACGCCATGCTTGGCATTGATGAACTTAATATCATAAGTCCAAGCACAGGCGGCGGGGCCGCAATACCCGACTGGGGTTCTATGTTTGAGGAAGTAAAGATTGATGACAAAATTTCCGCGTTCGCAAACAAAATCAAGCCCGTTTTGACTTGGGTAAAAGACAATTTTGAAACCATTTTGAAAACTGCGCTAGGCGTAGGGGTTGCCTTACTTGGGTGGAAACTGTCAACCGGATTTACCAATGGAATTTCATCGCTATCAACACTCCTCGGTGGCTCAGCGTTGCTTAAAATAGCCGGAATTGCTGCCTTAATAGCCACTATGGCGCTGAGAATCGCAGACTTATGGGAAAACAGCGAGAAATTCCGCAAAGGGATTGAGCGCGTTGGAGAAATTGGAAATGGCATATTCACGGCACTAAAAGAGATTGTAATCAGCGTGGGCAATGCGATTGGAGACTTAATCCCTGCCCCGGTAAGGAAAGCCATAGAGAACGCTTTTAAATCGTTCAGTGAGTGGACCGGTAAGTTTGATTTGGACTTCAAAGACCTGTTGATAACGCTTGGAGGCATTGGGCTTCTTTTTACTCCCGCCGCGCCATTTGGTGTCGCGTTGCTTATCTTTGAGGCAATTACCGTGGCGATAAGGATGCTGGGTAGCGTGTCGGATGAGACGTGGGAAAGTATTAAAAAAGCTATTCAGGAAAAATGGCAAGCCGCGCTTGTTTTTGTTAGAGACAGCATTCCCACATGGTGGAATAACGATATTGCGCCTTGGTTTACCGTAGCGAAGTGGCAAACGCTTGGAGAAAATATGAGGCTGGGCCTCGCCACCAAGTGGGGCGAATTTACCGAATGGTGGAATACAACTGGCATAGTGAAGTGGTGGAACAGCGTTACTCCGTGGTTTTCTTTTGATACTTGGGTTAATTTGGGGAAAGGGCTTGTAGAGGGATTTAAGCAAACGTGGAAAAATGCGGTGGAAGCTGCCAGAAGCGTACTAAACACGCTTATCAAATGGGTGAACGAAAAGCTTAGATTCGATTTTCCTGGTCTAACTATTAAAGGAAAGGAGATAATTCCATCCTTTTCGTTTCAACTTTTTACGCTACCAAGTATTCCAGAATTGTTTGCCAAAGGTGGTTTTCCTATAGCCGGTGAACTATTCATAGCCCGTGAAGCGGGGCCAGAAATGGTCGGCACAATAGGGGGGCGTACTGCGGTTGCTAATAACGACCAGATTGTGGAGGGCATCTCCACGGCAAATGAAGGCGTAATTCGAGCTATTTATACTATGACACAAGCAATAGTCAGATCGATTGATGAAAAAGAAACGTCCGTTCAAATAGGTGATGATGTTATTGGCCGCTCAAATACACGTTACGAGAGCAATCGTGGGCCTCGTTTGGGCAGAGTTTATGCAGATGCTTATTAAAGGAAAAGTGCCGGAGATTCTCGGCTCTGGCACTTAGCACATAAATATTCTAATTGGCAAGGCTATTTATTTCATCCGCAGCAGATATCATTCCTCCAAACACGGCGTTTTTTAAATCGTCAGATGCGATTATTGCCCATCCATTATCGGTTTTGTTAAGGATAATTTCGACACTCTGTGTCAAAAAACCAATATGCTTAGCATGTGTGATTTCTTCAAATAATTTGTCCACCTCTTCGTTTGACATTTGTTTTTCCCCTGCGATAGTATCTTCAAGAATTTTCCCGAAAACTTCTAACGTAACAGACGCGAAATCCTTGTTTGTTATTTTTACATTGACAATTGCGTTTTTGCCTTCGCTAGAAACAGATGACGATATTATTTCGAAAGAAAGGTTATCAAAGAAAAGTTCACTGGCCTCTGTTGTTTCGAAATTAAAACCTTCTCCATAGATAGATAAGTTTTCGTCATATTTTTTTACATTTTCGAAGTTTGATGATTGTATCGCCGTCAAGTAGTTTGACACTGCCGTTTCAGGGAATTCTCCGCCAGAGCATCCAACTAACAGAACCAGTGCCAAGGCAAAGACGATAACAGATATGCGCTTCATGGGATCAAGCCTCCTTTTGACCATATATTACCACAAACGCAAGGCGGTGACAATATGCCTTTACTAAATGAAGACGGTCGTTTCATGCAGATCGGCACGTCGCCAACAAATCTCACACTGCAAGTGCCTTATCCGTCTATCGGGCAGGGCTTGTTTCAGACTTCGCGCATGGTGGACGCGGGGCGCAACGCCAATGGCGCGGTTGTTGGGCAGATGGTGGGGCGTAGCGTGGACAAGCAAAGCATGGGATGGGCCGCAATATCTTGCGAAAAGTGGTGGGAGATTAACAGGTTTTTGGAGGACAACGGGCTTTTCTTCTATTGCCGATACTTCAACCACAACACAGGCGAATGGAAAGTGCGGCGGTTTTATGCGGGCGATCCGCAGGTGGAGCCGAGGCTTCTCGACCCCGAAACGCAAGTCCCGCGCGATGGGGTGTACTACAACGCTACGCTAAACGTGATTGATTGCGGTGAGCCGGAATGAAGCAAATAACGTCAGCGTATATGGAACAATCCAACAGAGATATCCGTAATAGGTCACACGTCCGCGTGGTATACAACCAGATTGATACAACCGCCGCATCAGATGGTGAATATTCGGATAGCGGGCATACACTCTATTCAAGCCACGACACGGTGGATATAGGATATCTTACGGATACTACCTATGCCACGCTTGAACACAACAGATTCCTTCTCGATGGGACGCAAGAGTTATTGCCGGAGGACTCGTTTCATGACGAAGGGTTTATAGGCGACGCAATAAGCGACGAAAACGGAATATACGCGCTCCCGCGCCCTACACTGACAAAGGAATTTGAACAAAAGCATTCTATTGTAGGAATGACGATTACCTTTGACAGCGTATTGAGCGAATACCCTAAACGAATTGCCGTGCGATTTTATAACAACGGCGTTCAGGTGTTCTATGTTGATATTAACAACATTTCGTCGTCTGTTATTGCTTTTGAACGCAAGATTCAGGTATTTGACAAATATTCCATTGAGTTTATCGAGAGCGGTAAACCTTATCGACGCGCCAGAGTGCAAAGTGTGGCATACGGGCTTGAACGTGTGTTTTCCAATGCGCAAATTGAGTCAACGAAACAGACTACGGACATAGACCCGATTTCTCGCAGACTCCCAACGGAAAAGTTCACGTTTACATTATTTGATTATGAGCAGAAATATAACCCCGAAAACCCTGTAGGCCAATGGGAATATGTGGACACGCAATCGCCGGTTAGTGTGCAGTACGGATATGAACTGGACGACGGTACAATTGAGTGGCTTGCGCCAGATCGTTATTTACTGGACGGACGTCCCACGGTGCAAAACAACAGGGTTTCATTTTCCGCCACAAAGCTTGTGGAGTATTTATCCGGGACGTTCTACAGGGGGGCAGCGGGGAGCAAGACGCTTTATGAAATGGCCGAGGACGTGCTACTAGATGCAGACTTGCCGTTGACAGACTCGCTGGAAAATCCGTGGTACATTGACCCCGCATTACAAGAGATTGAAACTACGGGGATTCTGCCGATTGACTCTCACCGAAATTGTCTACAGTTAATTGCCCACGCGGGCATGTGCCGACTTTATACCGATTCAAACGGCATTATCAGAATGGAACGCACTACAATGCCTGACCAGACAGAGGACTTCACGCTTAATCTCGCCTCTGCGTGGAGCAAGCCGATCGTCAGCAAGACGGAGCCGCTTTATAGCATTAATGTTTTGAAATATACAAATTCAGCGGCAACGGCCTCGATACAGCTTCATTCCAGCACGTTTGATGTGAATGGGTCTGTTTCATTCTATGCAGAGTTCAGCGCGGCAGAAGATGTGAGCGTAGATATTGTGGGAGGGACATTATCGGATGTAGCGGTTTATGCTTGCGCGACAACAGCGACAATTACCGCTAGCGGGAGCGTAACCGTAACCATTACAGGTCATCAGATTGAAACCACAACCAGTGGGGTTCCCTACGTTGTAACGTCCGACACGCGAGGCGAAGAAGAAGTTATAGAAAATCCGCTTGTGACGACCGACGCGCATAAAGCCGCACTTGAAAAACACATAGCCGATTATTTGGCATTTCGCGCTACTTATACGCTCGATTATCGAGGAAACCCGGAAATTGAAGCGGGAGATTTGATCAGGCTGCAATCACAGTTTACGGCATCCTTTCCCGCTCTTGTGCTGAAACACGAAATAACACTCAACACATCACTTAGTGGGAGCGGAATTTTCAAGGGGATTTGGTTTAAGCGTTTTGCACCATATTATGCGGGCGAAATTTACGCCGGCGAAACTGTGGGGGTGATCTGATGGCATGGGCAACGCCGATATATGACCGCACGGCGGATGACATTGCAAACATGACGGCCAAGGCGCATTGCAACGTCGTGGATTTACAGCGCCTAGAGGACAATAGCGCCGTGCTGGCCGACCCGCTTGGCATAACAATTACCACTAAGACTTGGACAATCACGGACTTCCCCACGGCGGCAGAATTGGCGCGTATCCTTGCAAATATCGACGCCTTGCGCACGACATATTACACCCGCAGCACCACGCCGGACACGCCGGAAAACCCCCTCAATTCGTGGCAAAAATGGAACGCTGCAGAGCAAATTTTAAATGATCTCTACGTGCTGTATCTCGCTAATATATCCGCTTATATCCGTGCCGGTGAAGCCTATTCCGGCGAACAGATAGGAGTGATTTAATGGCCTACTTGAAAAAAACATGGGTAGACAGGCAAACCGAGCACCCCACCCGAAGAAAGCTGACGAGCACTGGCACGGCGGATGTGTATGACGTATCCCGCGAAGAGGGACTGGTCGTCGCTGAAGGGGACGCGCTCAATGCGACGAATCTGAATGACTTGGAAGCCCGGATTGACGACGGAATTCGTGAAAGGGCAACCGTTTCCATCAACACGACGAAAACACTTTCCAACGCAAGCTGGTCAGGTGCGTCTGCTCCATACACTCAAGCGGTCACCGTGACGGGATTGCTTGCCGCAGATACGCCGCTGTGGGACGTGGTGTCGTCTGCCACTCCGGAGACGGCCCTGGCGGAATGGGAATACGCCAGCCAGATGCGCACCGTGGCCGCGGCCAATACGCTGACGTTTTATTACATGGGCGATGATGCCCCAGATATCGACATTGATATCCATGTCGAGGTGATTCGCTGATGGG